TACAAACTTTTGCCACCCATTGGTATAGAAATCTTTAAAGGTATCAAACTCACTGTGGTCAAGTTTCTTCTGTCCTAGTTCCACACTCGCAATGTAATCCAAACGATAGGATTCTTGCGCCTTATAAGTGAACTTCTTATAAAGATTTAGGTAATCTAGTTGTGTGACTCCTCCAACATCATAAGAAATTTGTTTGCGACCCATGATAACAGTCTCACGTTCTGTCACCAAACCCCAAGGTGACATACGTTTCTTCAACTTCTCACCAAGGATTCTATCAATACGACGTACCAAATACGGCATATCATACAGTTCACTATTCCAACCAGTGACAACTTCAGGAGTATTCTCCTCAATCATCCACCAGTTGATAAAGTCCGTCAGAAGTTCATATTCAGTTCTGAATCCTTTGTAGGTAACATTCTTCTGGGTATTATTGAATGTTCCACGACCCCATGTTCGGATTTGCTTTGTATTATAATCCTGAACGGTAATGAGCAGAACTTCCTCGGCAGCAGATTCTACATCAGGGAATCCGTTCTCTGATGCAACCTCAATATCAATTGTAGAGATTTTGATTTTACTGGTATCAAACTTAATCTCTTCCTCAGGATACATCTCAGAAATATATTGATAGATGTATCGGTCATTTCCATAGACCTTGAAATTATCTACACCTTCATACCTGCTGATAAAGTCTCTACAATCACGAACAGTTCCTGGTTCTACCGAATCAACATAATCTCCCTCAAGAGTTTTATACTTTGTTTTCTTATTTGATGGCAAGAAAAGAGTTGGATAAAACTTTTCCCTGGTTGCAAAGTGCCGACCATTCTCATACCCACGGACGAGGAAGTGGTCCCCGACCATTTGAACATTGGTGTAAAATCTCATTTGTTTTTGTTGACAAGAACCTCATACTTTTGAATAATATTTTCTCCTGGATCTGCAAGAGTTATAATTTTATCAGAACTTATCATGAATGTGGTGTTTTTTGTAAAACTATTCAACCATGGTGTTAGAAGAACTTTACCCTCCTCAACTGTGATTTTTTCTTCAGTAGTTTTTAAACTTACTGGACTAATAAGTCTGCAATCAGGTTCTCCGATTTCGGCACCAACTTCTTCTATTTCACTCACTAAGATTTCTTTGCTCACCAGAACTATCAGTTTGATTGTCTTGTCCATTAATCATTTCCTCATAAAGTTTTTCAATTTCTGCGGCAGGACTTACTACAGTTACCAACCAATCATATCGTACAGGAATTTCTTCATCCATGGTAAAAGGAATCCAAGGACTAAATGAAATATTCATTTCATTATTTCCTTCTTCTTTTGGTTCTTCAGTTAAGAATCCATATGCAGGTGAAAGGTTTACAACATAAGGTTTCTTAAACAAATACCCACAAATCTTTTCTTCCTGAACCAGTTCTTTAATATCAGCAATAACTGATTCTCCAGATTTCAATAGTGCAATTTTAATAGACATAATCAGTGTTTTCCTCAGATCATTATACCAATAAAAAAGAGGGGCGTCAACTGGATTTTGCCAGTTTCCCCTCCGTCCATACGACGACGATATTCTTTATTATTTAGAGATAATCTTTTCGTTGATGATGCTCCGGAACAATCTTACCAAGCACAACACTCAGTAACCCATCCTCAAAGCTAACTGATCTAACTTCCGTTTCATCACTGAGGGTCCAAGATCTGGTGAAAGATCTTTGAGCCACTCCTCTGTGGACATATTCCGTTCCGGTCTCTTTGTCTTCTTTTTGTCCTTCGACAAAGAGTTTTCCGTCTTGTGTGTAGACATAGACTTCTTTCTTTTTGAATCCTGCTAATGCTAATTCCAGTCTCGATTCTACATTACTAACCGTGACTAGATTGTATGGGGGATAATTGCTCGTCGTCTCATGCAGCGTCGTGAGACGATCAAAATAATCTTCCATACCAATGCTGTTTCTATTTATAAGGTCTAGAAACTGATTCAAATTGGCAGCGTTATACTTCATTAAACCTGTCATTGTACTTCTCCTTGTAAAGCGAGATTTGATTGTGTGGACCCCGAAGGCATCCGTTGCGTCAAAGGGGGAGTTATACCCCCTCTCCTCTGACATTACTAATTATACAACATATACAAAAAAACGGGGTGTGGAACCCCGTATATTTTTATTCGGTTTCCTCTGTCCTCTTCTTTTTAGAACCAATATTATACTTGGTCTCAAGGATCCAGTCTTGCTTATCTTTGTATGCCAGAACTTTAATCTGATTCAGTGGAGCAATATCTTGTATTTTATCAGCACTAACGATGCTAATAAGGCCCCAATCAGCAAGTAATTGAGCAATACGATTACGTCTTTGAACATCGTTCAATGTCAGGTTTGCGTGTTTGCCATCAAGTGCAAACAGTTCTTTAAAATGCACCAGGAAATATCTTCCTTGCTTGTGCAGAATATGACAGGACTGATAGATTTTCTTTTCTTTCCTGGACGCAACTCCGATACGAGTTAAAGTCTCACGAACTTTCAAAAAGTCATCGGGTTCACTTAGAACCACTTCTACCATTTGATCCGGTGACCATTTCACTTCAGCTTCTCTAACAACACTCATTTCGATCCTCCAGTATCAAATTTAGATTTAATAAATGTAAGTTGTTCTTTGGTTAAGATCTTTAGTGCTTGTTTTGCCTTCTCATTACTATAACCATAGTAACGTTTAACATAATCAAGATCCTTAATCTTATCTTGTCGGAGCCAGGGAGAGAACCTCTTCTTTTTCCTCACAATATTTATAAAGAAGTCATATTGTAACTTTTTAGGGAGAAAGTTATACTTGTTCATCTCATTACAAAACATCAAAGTATCAAGATGTCCAGAAAAACAACGATTGATAATATAAGGAGGATATTCTTTTTCTAATGAGGGATCTTCGTCAATCAAATGCTTCTTGGTTTGATTGATAGAGTTGAGCCAATCTTTCAGTTCAGTCATAAGTCAAGCATCAAACTTAAAATAATACTATTATCACTACCAGTAATATCGTAGTTAGTTACTAGAAGTTCTGTCTTTACATTATCCTTGGTATTTTTATCTCCACGGTGAACCATCGAATACCGAAGTTCCCATTCTTTAATATAGTAGTCTTTATAAAGTTCTCTCAACCTTTCATTATCATTATAGGTAATCATGAACTTATGAGGACACTCATAAACATCATTAGCAAACTTATCGTGATCGAATGACTTGTGCATCTCATGATTCTTTCCATAAAGAAAGTCTTTGATATCATAAGGAGGATCAAGGAATACGAAAGTATTCTCTGGACCATCAGCATTCATTACCTCAGAGTAATCAATGTTAGTAATCTTCCAGTTCTTAATTAATTCAGAAAACTGTGCAAGTTTGTCAGCACCAACCAGAGAGAAATTAGAGTTAGCAGCAGTGCGTGAAAAAGTGCTGTTCTCTGTGAGTCCAGAGTAACTACACTTATTCATGATGAAGAAAGCAACTGCCTTCCGAAAGTCATCATAAGTGTCTATTTCATTAGCATATCGATTGAACAGGTCTCTGGCAAACTGGTCTTTCTCATCCTGTGTGCCACTCTCAAGCATCTTCTCTTTCTGCTCCCTAACACTCTCAGAGAGGTCTTGACCACGGTCACGCAGTTGTATCCAGAAGTTATACAGAGGCACATACAGGTCATTTATCCAAACAGGAATGTCTGGATTTGCCTTGGTTACATCAATCGCAATAGACCCACCACCAATGAATGGTTCACGATACTCGGAAATGATTTGAGGATACCATTGGGAGAGAGTCTTAATTGCTTTCGACTTCCCTCCCGGATATCTGAGTGGTGTTTTTAAAGACTTCAGAGATTTCATAATTAGCAGGATTGTATTTCAAAAATTCCCAGAAGGTCAACTTCATTTCCTTCTCGGTCATACCACAGTGCTTGGCGGCAGTAGGTAAATTCATTGTAGCATGAAACAATGCTTGATTTGCTTCTTCTACATTTTCTGGAGTAGTTTTTACTCTTGGTAATATTAACTTAGACCTATCAATACCCATCATACCTCATCGCTTGAGCAAGACCTTGAGTAAGGTTAAGCACACTTTCTGCCATTACACGATATCCAGTTCCAACATAAAGTTGTCCTAGAACTACAGAGACGGTAGCAGTTCCCCAGAAGATGTAATAAAACCTTGATTTTACTTGTGCTCTAATTTTCTTTTTCATTTAGTTTCAAACTCCTTAATTAATCGTTCAACTTGTTTCCTACTTGTTCCACAGGGAGCATTCTTCAGGCAAAGAAGAATACAATCCCTATCAGAAATGAGAGGTTTTTGTGTCCATACAATCTTTTCACTCATTGAACTGCTGCCCGAACATAATGCGTGTATGGTTTCTGGTCTGCCATCTTACCATTCTCATA